CGGTGACTTTGTGAGAGAACAAGACTATGTGAGAGAGCAAGACATCCGGAGAGACGGACAAGGGGTTGGTTTATCCAATAACAGGTATGGAGCTCTTATGGAGCACGACCAACCGTTATTGGATAACCAGCCCCGATTGACCCCAGTAATGGGTTTTGTGTATAAATTGTTTGGTAGGTGGTGGGATCAGGATTGTAATTTGATATCAAATGCGGGCGGGAAGTACTTTTATGAGGAAAACTTAACAACGCGTGGTTCTGTATCATTAAAACAACCTGGTAAGTCCAGGTTGTTATCGAGTAAACCGGTAACAATTCATGGTAGTGAGGAGCATGAATTTACTTGTGTTAATTCTAGTTCTCATAAGGACTTAGGTAGAGTAGTTGTGAGGCGGGGATCAGAAAAAACCCAGCCCACGGTAGTAGTAAGAGTAGAGGAGGAGGATAGTGTCGTTGGAGTTCTCAATGGTCCTATTAGACGTGTATATAGAGGGAGACATAGGAAATTGAGTAAACCGCGTAATTTTAAGCGTAGACATTTTGGGGGTAGTAAGGCGGAATTGAATGGATCACATGGAGAATATACAATGGATGATGGTCGCTCTAATTTACCGGAGTTTAATAATTTGTTCAGGAATTTTATAACTTCCCCTGATTTTATGATCCTCCTAGATGCACCACAGAACCAACAAATCCAGAGAGATTATGATGTATTAACAGTTATTGATAATGCTCTTTTGTGGGTATCAACGCAGAATTTTCTAACTCATAATCCATCATTCCAAACACTATTGCCAGATACATATCTATGGTTACAGGATAGAGAAACATATATGATCTATCAGTTATGTGCTGTCTTTAGGAATAATCATAGGTTGGAGAATTTAATAGATACCCACGGGTCGTGTGTAGGTGTTTTTGTTAGCGCCATTTGTAATGAAAACGGTGAGTATGTCCACTACTATTATTTACCATATGATCTAATGATGCAGTGGTTGGGAAATTTCCCAGCACCAATTAGTCGGCCATCACCAGAGTTCAATCAACTGAATGGTAACAATGGTGAAGCCACTAACACTGATGATATAGATGTGGTTAAAGATGATCCAACAAAGGCTAACATATTGAGAGGCGTGTTAGGTATTCCACAGAAACAATTGGATATATTGGCAAGGGGGGAAGTTATAGACAATGTAGTTAACAAACCTAAGCCAAAGAAGAAGGTTGACAAAAAATGTAAGTATTGGCCAAATTGTGCATATAAGGATTGTATATTTCAGCATCCAACGGAGGTAGATAGAGAAACCTTAGACCCATTAGGGAAAATAGCACCACCCGTAGAAGAAGAATCAGATTTACAGGTTAAGTATGTTTTGATGAATTTTAGTGAGACAACTTTTTACGGAGGTTCTTTTTCCAATTCAATCCCACATGACACCAAAAAATATACTTTTAAACCAGTTAAATTTGTAGTTGGGAATCCAACGGAAGGTGGGTATGATATAGGTGATAATTATTTTTTGTACGAATCTGAGTCTAATGCTTTTGAAGGTAGACTATATTTCCCCACCTTTGTGTCATTTTCACGAACCTTTACAATAAACAGCTTTATAGATTATTCACCATTAGTAGTAAAACTAACGAAGATAGCATTGGGTCGTTTACCCCACACGGATCTTAATTATACTGCAATACACAGATATATGTATAAAAATTATACTGGTTTTATCCCAGATAAGTATATAGAAGGATCAATGATAGCTTTTTGTTATGATATGCGTTTTGGTGGAGCAAATCCTACATCCGAGTATGAGATTTCACAAATAGCTATGACTACAACATCACATCTAACTTGTGGAGAAGGTAGCCGTAAGATCAATCCAGTAATATGTGAATTAAAGAAGAAATGGATGTTCAATGGCAGGTGGCGAGTGTTGAATAGTAATGGATTTCAGTTCAATTATAATAAAAATTCAGGGATGATAGCAGTTTATCCCAACTTCCACACTCCAATTGGTGAGCGAGCTCGCTTTAATGTATCGATGTATGCTAGATTCATAGGATTTTCCCCAAGTGTGTATTATGAGGTTTGTGGTGAAAATTTTTCAGCCGCATCCTCTAGAATGTTTAAGTGTAGGACGGATAGTTTACCGGTAGAATATGGTATTCGTAATGAGAATGATCGTGATTACGAGAATGATCTTTACGCGGCACAGTGTAAGTTAGTAGCAGTAGATCCTAGTGTATTAGAGGTGTGTGGTGCTGTTGAAACACCTGTTGGGGAGCATGGGGATAAAGAAATTCTTTTCCGAGATAAAGGTAAGATAATTTATAAACCCATTGATCCACATACACTTAACAAGATACGTGAAAGGACTAATATTCTATTAGGAGGAATAGGTGTCTTTCATCGTATGTATAACTATTTGTTAAGAAATGGTTATGAAGTGTATGATTATGTTAAGAAATGTAGTTTGGCCACTTTAGGTGGTCTTGAGTTCTTAACAAAATATTCAGGTTTCATTATATATTCAACGGTCTACAATTTATATCCATGGTCAAGTTGGCTTTCAGAGGTGGTAGAATTACCAGCCCCTAAAAGACCATTGTACCGTACTTGGTATGAAACCAAGTACAAATTTATTGTAGATAACTTTTTTAAATGGGAAAGTAAGTTGAAAAAAGAACCAGCGAAGAGTGGGAAAGCCAGTAGGTTATATGCATCAGCAAATTGGAACACCTTGTATGATAGGGTCGTATCCGACTTGTTGAAGAAGATGCATGCCAAAGTCTTCAATATAGGTGACAAATCCGTATTTAATATTCAGTTTAATAATGCGGCAAGTAGACGGGACAGTGACAAGATGTACTCACAATTGAGGGATGTCAAGTTATATGAAGTCAAATTTGTTTACTATGGAGATGATGGTTTTTTAGTGTACAGGAGTGCTCCTGATCAGTTAGAAATATATGAGACTGATATAGAGAGTTGTGATGCATCTACAGGGATAGGTGTGTTCGCTGTAACATATTCTAGACTTAAAAAATTGCTCGATCTAGAACGAGCGAAAGGGGTAATCGGACAGTGTATGTATCCATTCCGATTCAATAATCCCAATAACGAACAAGAATTCGTTGAAGCAACTCCTCAGAGTTTCTTTGTATATAGTGGGTGGTTTTTAACAACAATTGCTGCCTGCGAAGCGAGCGAAGTTAGTGCACATGGTATTCGAGAAGAATTTGAAGAATCCGGTGACATACTTAGAAGTATATACAAGGGACCACGTAAGTACGGTTACGTTTTGACCTGTGAGAGACAAAGTTCTCTCAACCAAGTAACGTTCCTCAAGAGAGCCTATAATGGCGCAGTATCTTGGGTAGTTTATGGAACGATTTTTAGGTCATTAGGAATAGTTGAGGGTGGAGAAACAAATGATTCCTTTGGTTGGGATTACTCCACTTATATGGCTTCAGAACCAGAAGCTCGCTTAAAGCGACTGGTACGAGTTCGAATGGAAGGTTTAACGGATGAGCCAGGTAGCATAATAATTAATGCCCTGAGGACTTATTGTGGACTTCCGATGAGGGATTTAGAGGTATCCGTGGAGGATATAATGGATAGGTATGGTGGGGATGAATGGATGTATACAACATTAGTAAGTGACATTCTAGAAATGCGCGTTGGGAGTATAATATCCAACGATGCTATAAAATTAATTCTCCGTAAAGATTACGGGTATGTCAGAGTATAGAACCACCCCCAACCTTCTGCATAGGGGTTATGCAG